ATTTTTTGTAATCCTTTAATTTCCCTTTCTATATCCTTTTCATCACCATGTGTTAATAACTTGTAAGTAATGGTGGTTTTTGAATGTGGTAATGTAAATTCAAATTCATTTACTCCGTTTTCTTTAAGATCATTAGGATCTAATAGTTTATCTTCTAGGGTTGTTAAATCAATTGTAAAATCTTCCATTTGACTTGTTGAAGAATTAAAGGATTTAAAGGTATAGTCTTTACCATAACCTAATACACGAGATGCTATTAATAAGGCATTTTTATCTCCTGTAATTAAATCTCTATAATTAATTTTAGAGACAATCAGCGATTCAATGAGCTTATCTAACACGATACCTTTTGAGATATAATTCTGGTTAGTAAGGATATCTTCTTCCTTAGCTGTCATGTATTTCATTTCTATCTTGCCGGATGATAGTGGGTTGTCCTTAGGATATATTAATCCTTTAGAGGGCAGTTCAACAATTTCGGTTGGGAATTTGAATTTGTTTTCTGTAACGTTTTCTTCCATACTATAAATAACTTATTTGTGTATATAAATATATGAAAAAGAAAAAGGTGTTCCAAATGGAACACCTAATTCAGGGGTATGGAGGGTTGGGGTATTAGAAGTTAAGTATGCAATAATCCATTGCAATTGTGATATCTAAATTGATAGCAGCATCTGCTGACCAATCATATTCACCAAAACTAGCAGTTTTAACATAAGCACCTTTGATTACCCATTCTGATACTATATCTCCTACAGGACCTAATATGTCTAATGTTAAGTCTTTCTTGTAGAAATCTGAATATCCATCACGACCTGTTACACTTTCGTGTGCTAGTCTTGCCCATTCCATTACGGCTTGAGCTCCTGATGGAGTTACAGGATCGTATAAACCTAAGGTCATATCATTCCAACGAACTTTACCTTTTACTTTACGGTAAGTGTTAATATGATCTAAGGTGATTTCACCAGCGTCGAATCCAGGTGCAGTTGCGTTCTTGATTAAGTAAGCGGGAATACCGTCTACGTACAAGATAAACCTGTTTTGTACCTTTGGTTCAAAGGCGGTGAACATTATTTCATTGGGATCTAATACTGCCATTTTATTTTATGTTTATTATAAATATTGCCTATTTAAACTTTTAGAATGATACTCCGGTTGGAGTTACATTAAAGTCTAAGATTATATATTCAGCTGTTTTAGTTGGTTGCAAATAAATTTGTCCTACCATTTGATTTCTATCAATTACATCAGCTGTGTTGTTTGTATCATCCATTACAACTCTGTAAGAATATAATCCTTGACGTTGTTGAATTGATTCCATATAAGGGTTAACAGCAGCTAAGAATCTATTACGTGTTGCAGCAGTATTTTGTTCAAACAATAATGTTTTACCAATGTTACCAACTGTACGTTTCAATTCAATTAACAATCTACGAACGTTTACACGATCGAGTGCTGTTGCCTTAGTTTGTAGTGTTTTCTGACCGAATACTACTGTTCCGTTTCCAGGGAATGTAGCGATTGGGTTAACTTTAGCTAAGTATAATTTATCACGATCAGCTGGTGATAATTTTCTTTCTGCTTGAATTACACCACCTACACCACCTCTGTTAAATCCAGCAGGTGCGAACCATTCAGCTCCAATTCTATCGTTAGTTGCATATACTCCTGGAATTGCTGTTGAAGCAGGTGCCCATACTAATTTACCAGTTTCACCTGATTGTAGTTGAACCCAAGGCCAGTAAGTAGCACCGTAACTTGAATCTACAGTGGCTGCTGAGGAAATAGTTTGGTTAATAGTTGAACCATAATTTCTTGTATCTACGATTGCGATTGCATCTCCTCTTTGAGTAACAGTATCAATTGCTGTGTTTACAGCAACTAATCCGTTTTGGATTGTTACACCAGGAATAGCTAAAATTTCGTAATCGTATTCGTCTTGATTTTGTAATAGAGCTAAAGAAGCTGTATAATAAGAAGCTTCTAGACCTTGGATAGATGAAACATCAATTTCATCAAACATTTTTAATCTAGTATTTCCATTAGCACCATCACCATATACATTACCTAATCCGTTTGCAAATGCACCTTCTAAAGATCCACTTCCTACTGCTGGTAAAGACGAAGTATATTCTGATTTGAAGTTTCCTTCATTATCTAAGTAGTTTAATGTAGGTAATCCAACTGAGGATACTCTTACGTAACGGCTGTTATTAATGTAAGATCCTGTAGTTTGAATAAATTGGTTACCATCACTATCTGTATCAAAGTTTTTAACTTGATTACCAATTACGGCTTCAATATAATTATCTGAATTTGGATCTAATGATAAGTCAGACCAAGATTCTAATATTGTTTTTGTTCTGGAGTTGTCATCACCTCTACGAACTAGTAGGTTAAATGTACCACTTCCTGAATCGATGTTTGCAATTTCCCAACGTACATTATCAGATGATCCACTTACTAATGAACCACTAGTAGATACACTACCGGAGTTGTTCATAATAGCACCTTGAGAAATAGTTTCTAAGGTGAAAGAAGATGAATCAGGATGCATGATTGCTCTAACATCAGCAGTTGAAGGAGCATAAGTACCAGAAACGATTCTAGTTACTAAAGCAGTTTCACCACCTTGTTGGAAGTAATTGTTTATAGCAATTGAAGTTAGATATTCATATCGAATACTTGCGCTTTCAAAAGCACCACCAAATTTATTTTTATAGTCACTATATGAAGTTACTACAGTAGGAACGTTAACTGGACCTTTTACTGTTGGGCCTAGAAGTGCTAAACCAGCAACAATAGGTCCTTGAGTAACTAGTGATTGATCGTTCTCACGTGTTAATACTCCTGGGGATAATAATGTTTCAGCCATTTTTGTTAGTTATTTTATCAATGATAAATATATAGGAAGAGTTTAAAAACGTTACTCACTAGGTATAATTTCGCCTGTTTTTAGATCAATTTGGGCGCTACCATATTTTTCTTTTAAACGGTCACCTAATTCTTTTTCTTGAAGAAGTATTTGGTCATATTGTATTTCCAAATTTTCTTCTTCTTTTTCTAAATTTAATTTTCTTAACGCTAACTGTCCTAATTGGTATGTTATAACGTTAATGTTTTGTTGAAAGTCCTCTAAAGCCTTTAATTCCTCTTCGGATATTTTGTTTTGTTGAATTGCCATAACGAATTGTTTAGTATAAATATTTGTGATATATACGAGAACAAAGAAAGGGAACGCAAAGCGTTCCCTTCTTTTAAATATAGTATATTATTTTGATTCAAGTTCTGTTATTCTAGCAGATAATTCTTTAACTGCTTGAATAAGTAAAGCTGTTAATTTATCGTATTTAACTGCTTTGTATCCGTTTTCACGATCTGATACTAATTCAGGTAATACTTTTTCTACTTCTTGTGCAATTACACCTACGTCTTTCATATCGCCGTAAACGTGTACACCTTCCATAGGAATCCAATTATATGTGTATCCAGTTAATTGTTCTACTTTTTCAACTGCACTTCCAATTGGTTCTAGGTTTTCTTTTAATCTTTCATCTGAAGAAGCAAATGCTACAACATCATTTGTTGCTAAGATAGCTCCTGCTACTCCTGAAGGTGCTGTATTAACACCAATACTACTAAATTGACCAGTTGAACTAGCATTAACATTACCAGTAATACCTAATGTAGAACCATCAAATGTTAGGTTAGATTCTGCGTTACCATTTGTAGAATCTACAGCTGTTAATATTCTATTATCAGATGAGTTAGCAACTGAGTATCCAGCAGGGACGCTTGTCCATGTGAATGAACCATCACCATCAGATCCTAAATATTGTCCATTACTACCGTTACCAGCAACGTTTAATTGAGTAGCTCCAACACCATTGTCTGCAATTTGTATATCATCTGCATTTACAGTAATACCTGTACCAGCTCCAATGGTTAATGTTCTAGTAGTAGTAATATCACCACCACCTGTTAAACCATCTCCTGCTGTAATTGTTACAGAGGTATGGTCAATATGTTCGTTTGCTACAAAGTTTGTAGTAGTATCGTGGTCTATTTGCGCGGATCCTGTTACTATAGCAGCACCATTAATAGTAGCACCTGGAGCGGTAGCTATAAATGATCCTGTTAGTAAAAGTGAACCAGTAATTTGTTGTGTATCGGCTGCATCATTACCAAATACGTTTGATCCAGAAGTAATAATTGTAGATGCAGATTCAAATATTTGATGTACAAATGTACCTGTATCTGCACTAATTAAAGTTAAACCTGAAATTGTAGTTATTGTTGAACCCAATGCTTGCGATGTAGCTCCAAAGATAATACTGTTATTTGCCAGTTTAGCATTTGTAATCCCTGCATCTTTGACATTTAAAGCGTCAGTAGTGATTTCAATTGTAGAATCGTCTACGTTTACACTAAGAGCAGTACCACCCCCTCCAGCTAAACCGTCTCCGGCTACTGAAGTAGCTAATTTAGCTTCGGTAATTCCAGCATCTTTAACTCTTAAAGTGTCAGCATTAGTTTCAATTGTAGAATCGTCTACGTTTACTGCTAAAGCTGAACCACCACCACCAGATAATCCATCTCCTGCGGCTGCAGTTGCAATTCTAACTGTACCAGCATTGGCTTCTAAACCAGTTCCGGCTAATGGGGTTGCAAATTGAGATATATTAACTCTACCTTCAGTACCACCGTCGGATAAAATTAATTTGTCAGTAGCTGCAAGTGTGGCACCTGTTAAATCGTCTCCGAAGTTATCAATATCTAATACAGTAGCTACAATACCAGTTAAATTAGACCCATCTCCTTCATAGGATCCACTAAAAGCACCAGAAGCATAAAACTCATCTGTTGTACTACCTGAAAAAGATCCCGTGAATGATCCGGATAGATTAGAGGATGCATTTCCATCCATCGCTAAGGTACCGGCTACCATTGCTATACCGTATGATTTCATATTTTATTTTTTCTTAGGGGTTATT